TTGTCCATATCTGCTCAAAGTGATAATTTGCTGGATTTTTCACTAAGAATACATAGCATTTATCTGCTACAGGTAACAGTTTTTCTCTTACCAATTTATCAAAAGCATCATCATATGTTGCAATTTTATTTAATTCTTTATGCGAGTTTATATCTTCTATATCGACATTCTCTGATAAAATAATATATTCTATTCTGTTTACCCAATGAATCCCTTTATGATAATAATATGTTCCATTACCATCACATTCTGTAAAAATACACCATCCATTTTTGTTAATCAGTTTTATCTGATCACTATTCAAATCAGAAATTTCTGTATATTTCACCATCTTTGTTCCTCCAATTCCTTAATAAATCTTAGTTTCATTCGGCTAATACGCTAATACAGATGTATAATAATCTAACTCAGTTTCATCTAATCCATATTCTTCAGCAGATTCAACGTCTTTCAGTATATTAAAAATCATATCTATTGTCATATCTAATGTATATGATTCCCAATATTCTTCTTTTGTTAAATCATCATCTTCTGAACCGAGAAAATAAAATGCGTTATCACCAATTCTACAGCAAATGCCAATACATCCTGCATATTCTTCTTCGATTGAAACAGTTCCAGATTCAAAACCATTTCTAATCATTTCTCTTGTAATCATATCCTATCCTCCAATCTTCTAAAGAAATGCGAATTTCAAATACTCATTGTTCCATCAAAATAATCATTTAAGCCTTCAAAATAATCTTCATTTGGCTGTTCCTGATGAACAAATCCCTGTTCGCACTGTTCTTCATAAGTTGCCTTCTGTGTCTCTTCATAAATAATTTCATCAATTCTGTTCATTTCTCTTGCCTCCAATTCTAATGAGATACACAAATTTCTTTTCTTAAAATCCATAAGAAGCTCGCATTTTTATTTATTCTATCTAAACACATCAATACAAGATAATGGTACATTTAATTCGCTTGCTAATTTCTTTCGTGCGTTAAATTCGCTTTCGGCTTCTACTTCATAGCTTTTCATTGTTACTGTACAAAATAATTTCCATTTCATCATAATCATTTTCCTTTCTAATAAAACACGAATTTTTACAGTTGAATTAATTTATCTTCAATCAATAACTGGTCTAATCGTAAGCTACTTTGTTCAACCTCAAGCATATCTTCAAAACCGTTTTCTTCAAGAATTTGCATTGCCTTTTCTGCCTTTTCTTTAGTAGAACACTGTGCAAAACAAGTGCCTTCTAAATCATCAATTCCATTTACTTCCCAAATCTGCATTCCGTTCATCTTTTTTACCTACCTTTCTAATCCAAGGAATCACGCAGTTACTCCCAGCTCTACCATACAGATATAAAAATATCCATCTCCGTTTCGCTCTTAAAAACATAATGAATCTTCATAACTTTCATCTTTTACATAGCGAAAATCATTATCATCAATATATTCTTCTTTTCGCTTTTTCATATCTATAAGAGCTTTCTCTTTATTTGTGAATAATTTCATATCACATCCTTCTACACAATCAACATCTCCGTCCATATTGTAATTCTTTTCATATACTAAAAACATATAATCACCTCTACCTTTCCGAAGAAACCATTTACTACCAGCTAATCTCACAAGTTTCTTTATTAAAGAAATAAGCGTGATCACTTAATACTTCTTCGGGTTCAACTTGTGTTTCATTTACCTCACGAACCATATTTGAATACATTTCCATATCTGG